CCACCCCCCCCCCCCCGCCCCCTCCCCTCCCCTATAGGATATAATTAACTACTAGGTACTATAGGAATCCATGTATATTTGAACCCTCGCGGACAAAACAGGAACAAAAAAAATGAAGCTGAACCTGAAAAAATATCAATGGTCTATACAACGGTTATACAACTTTCCCCAATGCCATACAATATCCTATGCCTTTATACAACCCTATACAATGGTTGAAGGTGAATAGATGGTAGACGAGCTTTACAAGAAAGTATCATCCCGGATAGAGGCGGACTGGTATCCGTACCATGAGGGTGAGTGGTTCACCCATACGGATATCTGTCATACCTTCCAGTGGGATGACCCGAATATACGGAAGGAAGTCAGCAAAAAACTTTATCATGACTACCGCGAGCTTGCCGAGCCTAAACTTGACAAGATGAACAAGGCTTACCGTCTCCGGGACAACACCGTAGAAGAGATAGACTGGCAGGCCGCGGATGTCAATGACGTTTACAAAATAAAAATGCCCTACGATGTCACGACTAACGTAGGTTTCCCCTTTGAGGCCTTGATTACCATCCCTCCAGGAGGACTGATTGTAGTCGCCGGCGCCTCGAACGCCGGGAAGACGACCTTTTTACTGAATTTGATGCTGAATAACATGGACGACTTTCCCGATACGGTTTACTTTACCTCTGAACTTTCAGCCGTGGCTATGAAACGAAGGTTGATAAACTACGAGCCGTGGTATGAGCTGACCAACGGTGAAGGGAAACCAAAGTTCAAGGTACTGGACAGGGATTCAAACTACCCTGATGTGATTTTTCCCCACTACTCCAACGCCTTTGTGTTAGTAGATTACCTTGATGTGAATGATGAAGCTGAGTATTTCAAAATGAAGCCCTACCTAAAAAGAATTAAAAGAGCCATGAGACGAGGCGTAGCCGTGGTAGCCTTACAGAAACCCCCAGACTCAGAGGATGCGTACGGGGGAAAGAATTTAAGAGGCGATGCTGACTTGTATCTAGCGATGGACTTCGGGCAAATTAAAGTCATTAAAGCAAAGGACTGGCACACCGAGAACCCTAACGGAAAGAAGTACACGTTCAGCATTGATTACAACGGGGCTATATTTACTAACATCCAGGGAGTATATGAAGCATGAACTATTTAAAAGGAGACAAGATGAATGTTAAGGAACGGATAGCGGAGGTAATCATGGAGCACTTCGATTGTGGAACCCTGACTTACCAAGGCGAGGCGCATAGAATAGCCGACCAAATCCTCTCCCTCCTAGCTAATACGGAAGTGGAGAGGCTGAGTGAGGATGCGATAGACACCATGCGGCTACAGACAATAGCCGATATCGGGAAAGTTGCCGACAGAACATGGTGGGATGTGTGCGCAGCCTATGAAAAGATGCACGGCATGGATGCATCCATGACAGCAGAACAGTTGCTTATTGATATAACTAATAAGACAGGGTTAAAAGTAGCCCGCGCTGCCGAGGACAGGCTAATCCCTATTATAGAGGCACAGAAAGCCATCACAAAAGGACTGGAAACGCAGTTACGATTGGCTAATATTGATGCTGTTAATGAGGCAGCTAGGGCAAACGATGCAGAAGCCGAGATTGAACGGCTGAAAGGAGAGGGAAGATGCTAAACCCAACGGGAAGTGTGCAGAAACAGGATATAACAGGATTTTACTACCACCTCTCTTCAATAGAGGAAAGATTGATGGAAATAATACAACTGCTGCAACAAGCCTTAGAGGTAGAACAATACAAGTTAGCCAAGCCGGATACCACCATATCCAGTGTAAGCACCGGAGAAGGGAGGATGGAATGAGAACCGAGCACGCTAATTGTTTGGAATGTGGATGGGATGGCAACATTGAAGAATGTCCAAGAGGAAAACAGTGGACTGAACATGCTGGAGGATATTATGTCGCTGTCCCTGCATGCCCAACTTGTGGAAGTGAACACTTGGCGGACTATGACAGTCAAGAAGCAAAAGATTCACGGCTCATGTTTACAGGGAAGGAGGATTAAATGGGCTACTGGATATTTCACGAGGATGAACACAAGAGGCAGTTAGAAGGGCGTTACTGGAATCCTAGTACCGATGATGAACTTAATCCACGAAGTCTTAATATCTGCGTTGTCGCATCCATAACCAAGAAACCTAGTGGAGAAATGTTTGATTGGGCAGCTTATATTGGAGCAGCACCTGGTGTTCACCACGAAGGAGAAGCGTTGAAAGCAACAGCAAGATATGGTGCGAAGCTCTCAGAAAAAGATGCCAGATATTTCTTCCCCGATATTGATGCACCTTATAGGAGGTAGTAACCCATGACCGATAAACTCTACACCCAGGAATCACGTATAGAAAAGAACCTCTACCCCAAGTCGTACCCGAAACTTCCGGGAGAATGGTGATATTTTATTTGGGTACCCATATGCTGAACCACGCTAGAAACTTTGATAAGTGTTTTATTTCTGCAAATAGGTTAGAGCGTTATCGCACATTGAAAGCTCATGACTGGATTTTAGACTCTGGCGCTTTTAGTGAAATTAAGAATCATGGTCGTTTTCGCAATTCAGCACAGAATTACGCTGACCTGATAAACCATTTTAGACAATTCGGTAACTTAGAAATGGCGGTATCGCAAGACTATATGTGTGAACCGGCAATGTTAGAGCGTACAGGGCTGACTGTAAAAGACCACCAGAAGCTTACCATTGAGCGTTACGATGCACTTATAAAACTTACAGATGTGCTTATTATGCCCGTCTTGCAAGGGTACGAGCCAAAGGAATATGCGGAGCATCTGGATATGTACGGGGATAGACTGAAATACGGGATGCGAGTGGGTGTTGGATCGGTGTGCAAACGCAATGGAGACCCAAAACAAATAATTGCCGTATTGGAGGCAATAAAGGCGAAACGGCCAGACCTAAAACTACACGGTTTTGGGATCAAAATCACCGCTCTGTCTGATGCTTATATAATTTCGATGCTCTATTCTGCTGATTCAATGGCGTGGTCAATGTCAGCTCGGCGTAATGGTAGGAATGCTAATGCACTTACGGAGGCTATTGCATGGCAAAAGCACCTTGAAACTGTCAAGGGTACAAAAGGTAGACAGTTGTCTCTTATGTGCGAGGACTGCCTGACCGAGCATCAAGTAGGGTGTCTAAGAAAAGGGGGAGTAGAGAAATGAGAATTGAAATAGATACTGCCAAGATATGGATGGGAATAGCTTGTTTCGCTTTCAGACGAGCGGTCAAGGCTAACGGGCAAGAACCCGATGGAATACCCTTCAGGCGTTCAAGAGAAGCGTTCTGCGATGGTTACGAGCCACGTAAGAAGCGCATGGGCGATTGGGATGACTGCATGACTGATGGGCATTATCTTTGTTGGAAGTGCTGCCATAGAAGCGAAACAAAGCCATTGGATGATGGCCTCGAACAGGACACTGAGGCTATAAAGCCATGACAACGTATAAAAGAACGTATCTGCTGGAGGGATAAAAATGGTTACAAAAGATTCTAAGGTGGTTCTATTCGACAGTGATGAGGCGGCACACTACCGGACTAATTTGTCTGGATGGGTGAGTAGGCATGGGCGTTTTATGGGCAATGACGAGCGTGCTGCACGGTACGATGGCTGCACTCATACCCGCTGTGAAGATTGCGGGGAGCCTGTTGATAGAGGCAGGCTGGTATGCCCAAAGTGTGGTGAAGCAAGAGACGTAAAGAGATACAACGCCATGCCTAAAGAAGAATGGGATGGCAATGGAATGCTATATTCCGATGCTGCCAACAAGTATTTCCTCGATTGGGATGATATAGAGGGCTATCTCGAAGATGAAGAGGGTACGGTAGAATCTTTGAGGCTTATAATCTGTACTCCCGAATATCTACCACTTCTAGACCCTTCAGATTACGGATGTGATTCACTGGCAGAAGATGGCGAATTGCCCGATGTTGTTATCGAAGCTATTGAGGAATTCAATAAGGTTATCCGCAAAGTCGGTGCTGTATCCTGGTATCCTGGCAAAAAAGCCGTAATTATACCTGAACAATTCCACACTCCCCGTAATTTAGAACAGGAGCTAAAGAGTGAATGATTACCCGGACGATTCTGACTTTGACGAAGACGCTAAAGGATGCGGGTGCGCCGATGACGAACGCTGCCCCTTATGCTGCCCATGTGGCATGTACCAACCAGGAACCGAAGAGTGCGACTGGTGCGAGTACTCCGAGGAATGCGAAAGTGACTATCTGAACTGGTGCGAACGGGAAAAGAAACTAATGGAGGGGGAATGATGCTGAATAGAACTAAAATAGAATGGACAGATTATACTTGGAATCCTATTACCGGGTGCCTGCAAGGTTGCGAATATTGCTACGCCAGGAAGATTGCTACCCGCTTTGCTGGTGGTAGTGCTTTCCCAAAGGGCTTTGAGCCTACTTTCCATCCCGAAAGATTGAGCGACCATTTTCCAATAAAGCCGAGCAAGATATTCACCTGTTCAATGGGAGAGTTATTCGGTGATTGGCTTCCGGCATGGCAGGTTGAAGATGTATTTGCCACAATACGAGCTTACCCGCAGCATACGTTTCAACTGCTCACCAAGCAACCGCAGAACCTTATCAAGTGGAGTCCGTTTCCTGAGAACTGCTGGGTAGGAGTGAGTGCACCTGAACCTGAATCAATACGCCGAGCTTTCAAGCACCTGCATTACGATGTGAAGGCTACTGTCAAGTTTGTTTCCTTTGAGCCGATGCTTGGAATGATACTACCTTTCCGTGAAGATTGGTTTACCAAATCTGGTATCAACTGGATAATCATTGGCGTACAAACCCCTTATTCAGAGAAAACAGCACCCCGTGAATATTGGGTCAAGGAATTAGTGGAAGCTGCTGATAGGGCTTGTGTTCCAGTGTTGTTAAAGGACAATCTTTACCCACTGTTTAAACACCACGAATATCCCAATGGCTTCAAAGTGCCAAAGTGGGCGCATGCTGACCACGGTATTAACACGATACGCCAGGAGTTTCCAGTGACTAATCTATCCAGGATAACAGGAGGGAAAGCATGACAGATATACACACTCATAAGCAAGAGGCTTACGAGAAAGCAATAGACAGCCTCGCCCGATATAAATTCATGCAGTTTGGCTACTGGTCAGCAATATGGGTGCATTTGAACCAAATAGACAACAACATGGAGCAAAATCCCTTTCGTTCACTTGTAGATACTGCAAGAAATATACAGGCACGGGATAACGGACAATTAGACATTCTTGGTGCTGAATATGGTGGCGGGAATTAGCCCGTTGGAGGTGAAATGAATACCAAGCAGTTTGAACTGACACAGAAAGAATTTGAGCAGGCGGAGATGAAGGGAAAGTGGGATGGAGATTTTGCGCCAATCCTCGAAGCCCAGGTAGCCAAAGTCCTCTCCCTCTTTGAGCCGGTGGAACTGGAAGCACTGGAAAAGGAAGAAGTGAATAAAGCAGTTAACGATTGGTTGATGGATACAAACAGAGAAGATGATGATAAAACAGTGTGTGAAATTGTCTCCCAAGCCACCATCAAGAAGAATCAGAAAGGGCAGCTTTACAGAGTGAAGGAGGTAAGATGACAGACCAACAGAGAGAACGGATAGCAGAAGCACTTTACATAGAGTATATGCGTGGCAGGTATTACACGGAGGATAGTTCTTTCGAAGACTTTAAGCGCGAATTGCCAGACGTAGCACAGTCCTATATGGACAAGGCAGATAAACTCCTTGGCCACACCGCTGAACCTGCTGAGAATATGGTGGACGCGGTGGCAATCAAACTTCACGCCTTTGTAGTTAATCAGAAGGCAGTTCCGTGGAAGAGTGAAATAGAGGAAATAAAAGAAGATTGCAGGAATGAAGCCCGCTCTATCCTCACTCTCTGCCAACCGGAACTGAGGGTGATGGAAACGGGAATAAGACGTTTTACAATGTTTCGTAAGTTGGATATATCCGCAACACACGACGCAAACCAAGCGAACCCACCAAGTGAGCCGCAGTTTGAAGGTGTACGTGCCCTGCCCATCCCTGAAACAAGGTGGCTAAGGGAGAGGATATGAAAGTCTGGTCAGGATTGGAGAGATGAAAATTTCTAAAAAATCAAGGAACCCACGCAAAATCTTAATTGATAAACTTGACAGAATCTTCTCTAAGTACATTAGACTGAGAGATAGTATCAATGGTGATAATACCTGCTTTACTTGTGGCAAGATTGATAAAGTGAATAATTTAGACGCTGGACATTTTATGCCAAGAAACAGAATGGCTACTAGGTGGGACGAGCGTAATGTTCAACCCCAATGTAGAATGGAAAACCGTTTTCATGGTGGAGAACAGGCCGTGTTTGGCATTGCAATTGACAAGAAATACGGGCAAGGTACATCCCTGGAGTTGATCGCAAAATCACACACCATAAAAAAATATGATGTTCAAGAGTTAAATGATCTTATTAATTACTATAAAAATAAAGTACAGGAGATGACTAATGGCCATTACTCTTTATGAACAGGAAACCATTATAAATTTTAACAAAGAGGAAAAGACAGCATATATCTACACCTATGAGAAAACATGGCAGAAACATCTTGAAAAGAAACTTGGATTAACTCCTGTCAAAATTCACCCTAAAGGTGCCAGAGAATACAAGATTGATAAGCAAAGAATTTCTATGCCTCGCGCCCCGCGTAAAATGAACCTTACCCCGGAGCAGCGAAAACGCATCGGCGAAAGATTCACTAGGTCACGGATTCGATTGAATTTTATTGCTACTGCAACAAATCAAGACATGGAACTTCCCGGCGCGATAAATCCATCAAGTGAGAAAAAAGGAGGTAAATAATGGCAGAGTTTGAAGGCATAGTACAGTCTAAAATCAGGATGAAGTTAGAAGAGGGGGCGAAAGGGGAGATCAAACTATCTGTAGCGATTGATGCGGAGGCCGGTGAGGATGAACACTCGGTCTCTGAAAGGATAGTCAAGGCGTTCTTTGAGACCAAGAAGAGGCTGAATGAAGCGTAGCCCTATCAAGAAAATATCGGAGAAGCAGAAGAGACGGGTTGAGAAGCTGATGCAGATGAAACCACCTGATGACGGTTTGTGCGAGGAATGTGGTTTAAAACCCGATTTTCGTGGCTTACAACGTCATCATAAAGTATTCAGGTCTTTAGGAGGGAGCGATGAAAAAGACAACATCATCTTCGTCTGCGGGAGATGCCACAGCAAACTACACGGTACCAAAGAATGTTAGCTTGTCTCATGGTAACGGATGCAAGAGGCACAAGAACTGCTTTACCTGTCCATTCCCGGATTGCTTTTATAAAGGATAATGGAATTTCTGGAGGATTAAGGATTGGAAAATTTTGTACAAGGTGAGCCGATTTACTACGCTCATGCCCTTGCCTCGTCTTTTAAGCGAGTGCGTGTATTGCCATTCTCTGACATACATTTCAAGAATCCTCTTTTCTCAGAGAAGCACTTCATACGCTACCTGCATATGCTAAGTGTCCCGGAGAATTATGGAGTCCTTAATGGTGATTTAATCGAAGCTGTCACCAAAGTTTCTAAAGGTGATATTTACAAACAGGACTTATCTCCACAGGAACAAGCGGCATGGATGACAAACAAGCTCTTACCTTACAAGGAAAAGTTTCTTGGGATGACGATGGGGAACCATGAAAAACGGATTTATGATCTGGTCGGGCATGACTACTGCCAGGAAATCGCGGCGGCTCTTGGTATTCCCTACCGGGCAGAAGGTCTGTTGTTAAAGGTTTCCTTCGGCTCCAATAACGAAGGCCACAAAGAAAAACCTTACACCTACTGGGTGTATATGACACACGGGTACGGAGGGGCCAGAACGAAATCAGCCAAAGCAGTAAAGGCGGAGAGATTAGCTAACTGGATAGATGCTGATGTTTATATCCAGAGCCATGACCATGTTGTGAATATCGCCCCTGATGTTTACCTTGTACCAGACCCGCGTACGCACAAAAACAAGGATGGATGGATGGTCGGTAAGGTGAGGGCCAGGCGCAAAATGCTGGTTAAGAGCGGCGCCTTTTTGAAGTGGGGAGGTTACAGTGAAATGGGGGGGTTCCCCCCGGTTGACCTTGAAATGCCAATAATAACATTATATGGCGAAGGGAAACCGAGAGTAAAGGTGGAAGTGTAATGGAGCTTGATGAAAGAGTCATAGACGCAGTACATGAAATCTCCAATGCAAGGTACAAGCATGAGTATCCTTTAAGCAGCAACCGCTTCACAAGGAGTGATGTTCAATACATCTGTGAAGCCATGTTCGATTTATCCTTAGCAATTATAAAATGGGAGGAAGCAAATGGAGTTCAACCCGAAGCACTTGGTAATCATTAACACCCTCACCCGGGATGAAGCAAGCGCGTTCGTCAAGTTCCTAGAGAGTGAATGTGTGAGACATGAGGACGATATTACTATCGCCAAAGCGCTTATCAATACAGTACAGGAGATGTTCTACGTATGAAACTCTTGGTTGCCTGTGAGTTTAGTCAAGTAGTTTGTAAAGCTTTTCGTGATAAAGGGCATGAGGCGTATTCATGCGATATTCTCCCGACTGAAGGCAATCCTGAATGGCATATACAGGATGACGTGCTGAAGCATCTTGACGAGGGGTGGGACTTGATGATTGCTCACCCACCTTGCACCTTTATGAGTAACGCAGGTATTGGAAAAACTGCACCATGCTTGTCAGTTCTTTGATATCCTACTTAATGCTCCGATAGACAGAATTGCAATAGAAAATCCTATGCACAATACCTTTGCAAGAAAATATATTAGACAACCTGACCAAACAATTCAGCCGGCATATTTTGGGGATAATTACCGGAAAAGAACTTGCCTGTGGTTAAAGAATTTACCTCCGCTCATGGCTACTTTGGTATATCCTGAGCCTCAACGATTTGTAAGTTCAGGAAGTGCGTATAGGCAAGGGCTAAAGGTAAAGGGAATCATGGGAGGGAAAAATCGCTCTCGTACCTTTCAAGGTATCGCAGAAGCAATGGCTACCCAATGGGGGTGTTTATGAAAGTAGCTTATGCAGATCCGCCCTATCTTGGGTGTTCGCATTACTACCCTGAACGCCAAGAGGTAGACCATAACAAGTTAATTGAGAATTTAATGTGGGATTATGATATGTGGGCTTTGTCTTGCAGCTCCCCTAGTTTGCACATACTACGTAACCATTATTTAATTCGTGATTTACAGTATGTCCGAACTGCGGTATGGGTCAAGCCATTCTGTATTTTTAAGCCCAATGTGAATCCTGCCTATGCATGGGAGGGCGTGATTTTCCGTACAAAGAGAGAAAGGTTTACTCGCCAAGACCCAACAGTACGTGATTGGGTATCTGCAAACATCACGCTCAAAAAAGGACTGGTTGGCGCAAAACCTCCAGAATTTTGCTTTTGGCTATTTCGCTTACTAGGAATGCAACCGGATGATGAATTTTTTGACCTTTATCCTGGAACTGGTATTGTGACATCGTGCTGGAACGAATTCAAATTACAAGGAGCATCATGCAAGTAGCTTATGTAAGTGGCCCATACAGAGGGAAACACTGGTGGGATAGGTTACTAAACATCTGGAGGGCAAGGCAGGCTTCTATTGAGCTGTGGAAACAAGATTACGCGGTGATTTGTCCACATATGAATACAGCCTGGTTTGATAATCACGGATGCGACTGGTTGAAAGGAGACCTTGAGTTTATCAAACGCCTCAACCCGGAAACTGACTTTCTATATATGCTCAAGAGATGGAGAAAATCACCCGGTGCTATTGCAGAGTGGCTGGTAGCTAAGGAACTTGGTATAAAGATAGTCTATGAAGGAGGCGAGCCATGTGCAAACACGTCTACATCTACCCGGAAGACCACTGTCAAACAGAAGAACTCCAGGGAGTCTGTAAAATCTGCGGGGATGTGAAGACCTCTAAAGGTGCATTGTGGTTTATCAACCTCCCTCAAGCGGAGTACATGAACAAAATTCTTAATTTTAAGCACAGCCACAACCTTCCTTTAGACGGGATTGACAAGTATCGTTTATCAAGTTTATACTAAAAGTAGTGGTAGATAACGATCAATTCCCTTTTGAGTGCTGGTTTGCAGATCGTGCTGATGCACAGATAGAAAGCTGTGAAGAGTGTCCGTGGTGTAAGAATTGTCCCTATGACAAGTTTGATGACCTGATGGAAATATCGTTAGCCGAGTTTGAAAGGAAGTGGCGTGAAAGTAAAAGTACCTGATAAAATCCACGTAGGTGCTTATGAGTTTGATATCGTGCAGGTGCCTGATATGGCAAGGGATTATAAATTCCTGGGGCAGGCCCATGTGGATAATGAAGTCATCAGGATAAACCAGGACTCCAAGTACCGGGTTAAGTACGTTACCTTATGGCATGAGATATGTCACGCCGTCTGTGATACTTTAAGGATGGACTTGGATGAGGCTAGCATAGATAGACTCGGGCAGGGTTTAGGTGCTATCTTAATGAATGACTTTGGCATAGAGTTGGAGTGGGATGAGTAAACGTAGTATTTGGATAGCGGAAGCCTTGGTAGGGGTTATAGGTATTATCGCGCTCTTCTTGAACTATGAGCAGATAACGGTGTCTTGTGTCGTGGCTATTGCGGCCACACTAGATAAGCTAACAGAAAAGTAATAATCAAACCAAAGCTGAAACCAAAAATATCCTTGTATGAAGCGTCCGATTTCCTCCAGTCGTTCATGGCTTCGTAAACCAAGAAGGTCAACACGCACAAACCACCATTCAGACTATTGAACATAGCTACCACGGCGCAGACTACGCCTACCGGGAAATGAAGCCAGAAGCGAATCCAATCTTCAGTTGTCAGACCGAGTAGTTTCCGCTCCGCAGATGGGGCAGTAGTAGACGGTTTTCTTTTCAACTTTTATTTTAATGCGCATGGTCTGGTTGCATTTTGTACAAACCATGCTTGCCTCCTTTTTAAAGACTTAACAGGTAAATCCCCATTGAAAGTACGGCAGCACCTAACGCACCTATCACCCACTTAAAAGCGCCAATCCAGGCACAGTTCGAGCGGACATTACCGTTGATATAGTTGATACGGCTTATAATCTCAGCGTGGTCTTTACAGTTGGTCTCAGCGATGTTAGTCAGACTTGCTTTGATCCATTTAACGTCCGTGGTGACTTCGGTGAGGTTGTCCATGCTACTCTCCTAATCTAAACTCATCAAAACTTTTAGCACATCCGCAGTTAGGACATATTTCAACTTTGTACTTTTTGCATTTTACAAAGTATACATAGCCGCACTTAGGGCATCGCATCTTGTACTTTACCGGTATCGCCATTTTGTCTTGAGGTACAAATTTTGGATCTCAAGTGGCGTGAGTATACGATTGAACACCCACACCTCGCCTATCTTCCCTTTAAGGTACTCCGCAGCCCCGTTGGAACCTATCGCCAGAGCATGAGCGTTGGCTGCGCCTAACGCTAAGGTGGTTGATCCATCTGTCAAGCCATTCAGGTAGAAATTGACCGTACTACCTTCCCATGTAATTCCGGCAAGGCTCCATGTCGAAGTTGGCATGGCAGTACTTGAAGCTGCGCCTCCTTCCGCATTACCGTTGTAGACGCTCATGCCGTATCCAGCGTTGAGAAAATAGTTGTAGTTGACGTTTGCTGCGCCGACACCAGAACGCTTGGCAACTATGCCCCTGTTCCCCGCCGCAGTCGGAAACATCCATGTCATAATCGTAAGAGCGGTGGTCAAGTCCAAAGCACTATTATCCGCTACCGTGATCTCGTCATTCGTACCATCGAAGGTGTACCCTTCTTTCCCCCACGTTGCTCCTGATACGGTCGTGGTATGGCCGTAATGATCATCCGACATAAAGGAAGCGGCATCATGCTTTGAGAAGTCAATATACAAAACCGTGTTTGGAGTGTTCATCTGACTTTGGCCTCCCACCAGAAATCCAAATTACTTGCGCCGGGGTCTGCTGAGACATTGACGGTAAAGTTGGTAGCTCCGACAGAACTGATCCACCATCTCCCGTAATCGTTTGTGCCTTGCTCCGCAAAAATGACATTGATGACGGTAGGTGTGGCGGCTAAACCGTGAGCTACAGCTTTGGTTGTGTCCCCAGAAGCGATAGAGGATGTTCCGTCATTCTCCGTCACATAACCGAGATTATCCCTGACGATAGTGTTTGCACCAGCTTTAGTGATACCACCGTCTTTATTTCCGGTGACATCATTCCCGACTATCGTGGTGTAGTCCGCGCTCCCGGCTTCCGCGATACCGTAGTCCTGTGTCTTTGTACCCTGGTCGTCATAGCACCGGTTCCCGGTCAAGATATTATTGGTTGTGGCTGCTGCTGATGTGTAAACTCCGATACCGTAGTATGTCCCATTATCTATATTATTATTGCGGCAGATGTTACCTGTGACGGTACACTCACTTGAATCATCCAAAGCGATACCATGCTGGTCATTCAGATAGCATGAGTTTCCGATTACTGTAATCGCTTCGGAGGTGTCCACAGCAATCCCCGACCAAGCGTTAGAGTAGCTTGAGTTACCGGAGATAACGCAGTTATCGCAGTAGATAGCCAGGATTCCGTTATTGGCGCTGTCCTCGATGGTGTTGTTGGAGACGATATTGTTTTTGCTGACTGTGCCAGCCACACCACCTATTGAAATACCTGAAGAGCCTGCATTTTTGACCACGTTATTAGAAATGATGCCGGAGTGGGTAATGGTTGCCCCGCTTGATTCTAAGTTGATGCCGTCTAAAGTTGTGGTGTCAATGACATTATTGGTTATTGTGACGTAATCGGTGTCCTGGTCTGCGGAGATACCGATTTCACCAGAGCTATAAATATAGTTCCCGCTGATGGTGAAGTCGTAGCAATGCCCATCCCCTCCAGAAATAACAATGCCGTGTTTGTTGGGGCTGATAATGGTATTCCCGGAGACTGTGCAACGGTAGGAACCTGAGTTGAAGCCAATCCCCCCACCGGCGCTCCCTGTCCCCACATCCACAATCAAGTTGTCATAGATGTTAACTTGATTGACCGTGACCATGTGTATCCCGGTATCATGGGTGTCGTGAATATAGCAATCGTGGACTGAGGAACGGCTGATGCTTGTATTAAAGTACACCCCGTGAGACGTACTTGTTAAAGATGACTTGTTGCCGTCAATCTGTAGATGACAAATTTCTACATCCGTCTCTGCGGTTGACCCGTTCCCTACTGTAATCACGGACACGTCGGCACTGGGTTTTAAGATAGTTGACCAGCCTACCCCGCACAATTTCACAGGTTTCGTGATGCTGATAGTGGCGGTGATGTCGTAGGTTCCTTCCATCAAAACAATAGTTCCCCCATTAGTTGGAAGAGCGGTAATGGCAGCGTTGATCTGAGCATCATCCGCAGTACCATCACATTTATAGTCTGCGCGGTGCGCTGACTTTTCATTGGAATCTGAAGTGGCGATGACATAAGTAGCAGGACAGGATATCTCAATATCAGCCTCATTATCTATCAGGTGAGTGGAAGAATGTTCCCAGTCGGTAGCATCCATTCTCCCTTCACGGGTGACTACTTGTAGTTGCCTGTGTCTCAAAGTTCCCATTATGACGTAGCCACTTCTAAAAGAAGTAAGTTATATTCCCACTCAATCGTCTTGCCCTTCTCATCCCTTATTGGTATCCTTCTAGGAATATCAGAAGGGAGAGGCAGGAGTTTGGCTTTGGCTGATGTACCGTCAATATCCGTGAATGACACTAGCCAGGTAGCGTTTCGGGCGTTGTTCAAACAGGTCTTTTGCAGGACTGTCTTGTTGGAGGTGGTGAGGCCCGCTTTATCTGTGACGTTATCGCCCACTCTGACAGTACAAAAGATAAGTTTGCGGATAGTAGGGTACAGAATCATCTTCGCGGAGTAGCTTAGAAGCTCCGGGCTGGTATTAGCGGTATCAGTCACGCCGACAAACTTGAACTGGAACATAGGGGATGTCGTAGACGTAGTGCGGTATAGAGTGTGCGTTCTATTGGTCGACGTACCTACCGCGTTCCCCAAAGAAGTCCAGTCCGTATCCCCCAGCTTCTTGTAAGAAAGCGTCCAGTAAATATCCGCATCATATGAATGGCCTAGCGTGGCGGTGATTGAGATTAACCCTTTGGTAGTCTCTTTAAAGTTGCCGTGAAGGAACGGAGTGGTAAAGTAACCTCCGGTCGCAAACGAACGGTTGGTGTCTGATGTAACATCTCCATATCCTGAAGGTAACGGAATATACTGTATCGCTTGCCCGGAGGTTGCAGAAGCAATCCAAAGTCTTTTCTGATAAATAGAGGAAACCCACATGGCGTTGCATCCCGTCATGGTCAACTCTTTTAATGGATGCCACACCCATTGTGTAGAACCGTCAATCGTCTCATCTCTCGCAGCCAGAATCTCTACCTTAGTGCTGTTGTTTAAAGCGGCAAACAACCACATATCATCCGCTGCCAGTCCGGAGACTTTGCCGTTGAAGTCTGACAGGTCGGTGCAATAAAGAGCCGGGGATACCCATGTGTTCGCTGTCCCTATCTCAAGAAGACCCTGCGCCCCTACCGCATAGTAGATTTCCCCTTGCCATATCATTACAATCTTCCCTGAAGTGGTTGAAAGCAAGGCTTCACACTCAGGAGCCAAGTCATTCTGGACATTCCCCGATGAATCAAGGTAATAAGGTTTGTCCTCTTTACCGATGTACAAAGCTCCTGATTCAGAGAATAAACTTGTAATGTCGTTGTAATCGTTATCAACCTGTGTTGCGGCTGACCATGCCGTCCCCCCATTAAGAGGGTTAATGGTACTTCGTATTGTAGAGTTGGTATCATTACCGTACATGGTGGCGGCGGTGGTAAAGACAACCTCCATGAACTGATAGTTAGGAGCGGCGGCGTTACTTTCCGTAAACGCTTCAGCCGTGGTCATGTACCAATACTCATCACTCAAACCACAGGCGATAAATAGATAGTCCGTCCCTGAAATAGTCATGGGAGCTAAATCGGTAATTGTAGCCGGGAAGGTGGCTACTTGAGTCCATCCGTCCCCTGTGCCATTGAGTTTGGTTAAAATGTTTCCAAACGGTACGTAATGTACCGCGTTAAAGTCAACACCTTTAATTGGTACACCTGTAGTAGGCTGGACGCTGATAGTTAAAGTATCAAAGTAGCAGTCGTCATCGGCATCATCGGTGTTTTTCATCTCAATACGAAGCTGTGTAGCGGAGCCGTCCAGCATCCTTCCAACAGTCACGGCAGTCCATGCAGTCGTGGTTGCACTATTCGCCGACCATGTAGCACCTACGCCGTCATCGATACCGATATTGGCGGTATTGGCGTTCAAACCACCTTGATAGATGTATCCTGACACTGTGATATAGCACTTCCGGTAAGCGTTATCCCAAGTCTCATCACCATAGGCGGTAACTCCATGACCTACCTTCCAGCTATAAGTACCGCCTTGTTTGAGAACATCGCTACGCGCCCCGTTTGTCCAATGCGAATCAGCTTCCATCGTACCGTTAGTGACGGACAATGACGTGCTTGATGGTGCGGAGATGGACGTAGCCCCATAACTTAAAGTGGTTCTATTTTTGAACCTTAAATCACAACCATAGGATGATTCGTACCTTTTCACATCATCAGGATCGTAGATGGTTAGGCCAAAACCGGAGCGCCAGTCTGACTGGCCTAAGAGTAATTCCTTTTCAGGGTCTAAATTTGATTGAGTAGCGGCATCGGTAAAGAATTGGTCGGCAAGGTATTTCCCGTCATACTCCGCATATACCGGCTTGCCATCTTTGCGTTTTAAAACGAAGCCGAGGACATCACTGGTCGATGGATCCGTAAGACTTATATCGTGCCTTGACGCATCAAAATAGTCGGCCATTATTCTCTGCCCATCCGGTGTTTATAGTAGAGACTCTGGTATCGACCATAAGCCCTGGCCATTTCCCTATCGAACCTTGCAATATCCTCCGCTGACACGGGTTTACTCTCCCTTTCAAGGAATAGCATCTTGGCATACTCAATCAGCAAAGGGACACGCTGAATGTCTAGAGTAATGGTGTCGGTATCGGCGCTTAAAGTTTCTAAAGGTTTATACCCGGTGACTCTCAAGCGGCGCTCGTTGGTAATGGAATCAAGCAAACGGATGTATCTCCAGTTGCCAATATCCATCAAGTCATGCTTGATAACTTCCCCGGTGTCCATTGTGGCAAACGGGTTGAGGTCACATAATGCAGGGTCTTTATATGATGTGGTCTGCATCCTGACTCTACTGACATGACCATCCCGTAAATTAGGCGGTAGAAGGTATTCCTTTATATCCCTTCCCCCAACATACGGAGAGTCAAAGTAAACATATTTTGTATTCGTAGCAACCTTAAAACGTATCGCTATATAGTCAAGGTCATCGCTGATTGCCTGACCTTCAAGCTTCAACCATGTGTACGTAGCAGCGGCGTTTGTTGTCGTGGAGGTTAACGTCTGTATGGTCGTACCATTGTTGGCGACAGTGTAGACTACGATGTATGCGTTATTCGCGACTTCGGGATAGGCCAGAACATAGACATCAATCGTCCTGCCTTGTAAATCAAGCAGTCTAGGATAAGAGTCGGAGTCTATGTAGATGTAATCGTTATCCGCCCCTGCAGTGTACTTGGCGGAGTAAGCCCCAAACCGGAACAGACCTCCGGTAGTTGTACGAGCCAGTGTCCCGCTTAAAGCTGAGTACCAAGTTAATGCGGAAGCGCTAGACCAGTCCTGAAAGGTATCGGGAAGAATATTCCCCACAATCAAGCTCTGGTCGTCTATCGGAAGATGTAACGTAGGGTAGATTTCCTTGCAGGCATCTATCAAGGCCCACTTGATATGGTCTGGATTATACCTTGTGACATAAACGTCCTTAGACCCTGTTTCCGCAGCAAGGTTCGCCCCGAAGACAGTTATCGTTCCGGTAGACGTAGCATAGTCAGAGATTTTTCTTGAGACACCTACGTTGGTAGTGCCATTGATGTAGACGTACCAATCGTTAAAGTAATCATCCCTCCCGTCATCGTAAGAATTTAAGGTCGTAGAGACTACTGACGTATTGGTGGTGATATTGGTCGTAGTGGCTACCTTTATATAATCACCTAAAGACTGAAGCAACCATTCCTTTAATTCAAGGAAGGTGTGAGTATCAACGCTCATTTTACCCTCCTTAGTCCGGGATGTATTTTACTGTAACGTATGAGCTGCTCTTGGTCTTACCCTGAGCCTGAGAAGCCTCGTTAGACTGAATACGTAGCCTGACTTCCAGTGGAACGCGCGAGACCTCGCTTGGAATAAGGCCGTCTTTGTCTACCGTGGCAAAAACGCCGGAGTAGGTTTCCTCGACATTGGTCGTGTTAATGTTGGTTTTAGTAACCTGTGAATGAAGTCCAAGCCAGCTTCCGTTAAATTCCTTACTTCTCGCCTGCCACTGGTATTTCAAGTCCGCAGTCGTTGTCGAGGCAGCGGCGAAGGAACCTGTAAGCCCGAACTCCAGTCCGACAACTTTACCCGGAGGATGGTTTGTACCCACGGTGACAGTCTCCACGGTGTAATCAGTATTGGTAGACGCCCCCTGTGTAACCTCGGTACAATACTGGACTCCATTACTTGTTAAATTTCCTTTGGCGAAAGGGTGTTCGGTAAATTCAATAACCGCGTCAGTAATTATTCGCCCTTCTTCATCAACGATTACGTCTTTTACCTGACTGCCACCTGTTCTTTTAATTCCCCCCATTAAGCTCATGCGTTGCCTCCTATTGTATTCGCTACCATTATTTTTTCGTGGTGGTTGGCGTCAAACCAGTCCGTGTCATACCCGTACAATTTATTTCCAGGGGTTTTGCATAAGGCCGAATCTTTAGGTATGTCAATCTTTACCCCGATACCCTCCGCCCTGCCTATCCAATATTCCACGCCACCTTTTGACAGGACGTACTCTGACGTAAACGAGTGGTCTATCCCGTAAAGGTCAATCGCTTCATACCCTAAGTACATGGCGTAGGCAATCATATAGCATACAGTGGAAGAGAAATACATTGAGTTGTATGAGTGTATGATTTCTTTTATCGGGTACACGATACAATCCAACCCCTCAATCGGTGCTTTGCAAACTACCGTGAATTTCTTTGCTTTTAGTTCATCCAGTTCTCCGTGATTCATGTAATCATGCATCTGGAAAACAAGGTCAACACGCTTGGCTTTTTTGAATCCAGCGTTTACCGTCCAGACTTCTTTATCAAACGGGCAACAATGTCTTGTGTGCCCCATTCCAAGAATGATTAAATCTTTCATTCCTGTAGGGCCTCGTTAATCTTGGTCTGTATCATGTTCATGGCAAGGCATTTACCTCGTGCTTCACTCAATGATTGGAACACTTGCTCAATCTTCTGAGCAATTTCCTTTTCCTGTCTCTGTAATGTAATGAGGCTTTGGCATAACTCATTGTATTCCTGCACATAGGAAACTCGTAATATTTCACTTTGCTGCCCTAAATGTTCTATGTTCATCTCTCACCCCTGAATTTTATAACCAAGATATTCTTCCATCTCGGCATACTTCTCGTCGGTCATAAATTGTTTTAATCCAAGTGACTTGTACTGCCAGTTCAAAACGCCTTTCCCGAACCTTATGTCTATATTTCTACCGTAGGCTACCCCAAACCAAAATGTGACCCAGGGACGGATAAGGACATAATTTAAAGCGGCGTTCTGTTCCAGCCCATAGACCCACATCCTGTCAAACTTCTGGTAAATAGCCATCGCCAGCATATAGGATGCGGTGTTCTTGAAATAGGCAACCTTAAAATCTTTGACGACTTCTCTGGTTGGGTAAGGCTCTGTAGCGTATTCCAATGTAGAGACTACGGGAATATTGCGTTCCCTTGCAATCTCTAACGCTTCAATTAGCAGGCTGTTCCTAGAATCAAAGGCGAATACTTTAGTGAACGGTTTGTCTCGCATGCCTGCATGGACAAGGCAGGTCGCCGTTCCCCATATTTCAGGTGTGTTAAACTGACACTCTTGCCATGATTCGCCTTTACCTACTATAGTGACTTGCTTCCACTCACTCATACTACTCTCTTTCTAGGTGGGGGGTGTTTTCAGGCACACCCCCCTAAAGCCTTCTAATTTTTAGGTCAAGCGGCTGGATGGAACTTCAACGTAGAAGAGGGAAATAAAGCCAGTACCAGCCTGTGCAGACATGAACACTCCGACCTGCCCCGCGCCAACCACAATAGGGGCATAGCCGGTATTCAGGTAACTCCAGCGGAACTTGGTAGCAAGAGTACCACCAGACGCACCGGCAGTCGCGGGAGTAACCGCCACGATATGACCATCACGGAAGAACTCAGCCCCGGTAATAGCCACACCGGAAGTAGCGGTGGCAGCAGAGGTGACAGTACAGTTGGAAGAGAAAGCACCATCGGTGCGAAGTTTGGCAGGAGTTACAGACGTGCCAGCACCACAGGTGGAACCAGTACCCGCAACCGCCATGCACTCAGCGATAGCGGAAGTACCCCATGCCTCAACCTTGATAACAAGTTCAATGGGGATGATCGTAGTTCCAGACGGAACGGATACGTGCAGGTCGAACTCGGTGGTATCAATAGAACCCGCTCCAAAAGTGATAGGTGCTGTAGCAGTACCCGCATTGGCAACAAAGCCACGCCCTTCAGCGATACGGGCCAGTACCCAGTCCTGGGTAAAGATAGCTCCATCACGAGTACCCTGAATCTTGGAATACCTGTCGTCCCCGTCATAGGCGGCAGGCTGAACGCCAGTAGTGTATTCTGTGTAAGCCATTGTTTATTCTCCTTTAGTTTTTCCTTACTGTTTATTGCCTACTTACTTACTTACGTTAAAACAGTATTCCTTATAAACTATCCTCCTTAGTTATATTGAGATTCACTGTTCTCCCCAAGAGGCATAAGATCAAGCTGGATAGTGAAGTCACCAGCACCAGCGAAATCCAGTACGCTAAAGGACACCCATGACCCTTCATCTATCTGCACATTGTCTATAAAGTCCTGTGCAGCCGTACTTGAGGTTTGCCCTTTACCAAGTTTTGCATTTGACTGCCCCGAAACCACAGTTTCCGTAACCCCGTTTTGTTCTCTCACATACGCATCTACCACGGCGGTTGAAGTTGAACTTGCTCCGGTTACAGTCTCCCCTGCTGTGAAGATTCCGCTTGCATTCCTGAGAGTCAACTTTCCGTAACCATCATCTGCCTTTATAAAGGCTGAAGCTGAAGATGTACCGCCCGTGATTTGTTCATGTACCGTGAACGCCCCTGATTTGGTATGAACATTAAGGTATCCATCTGCCTTGACAAAGGTTAGCTTGGTAGAATCGTTGGAGTTCATAATGGATACACCATCATCGAGTATGTCCACTACCATGTCGCCACCAGGAGGATTCTTGGCATAGATGCGCAGGGCTACAGGCTCGTAGTCTCTGCTGGCGTAGTAGACAGTATTGAGGGTGTCAGAAGTCCAGACAAACTTTTCCATGTTTAGCCCCTCCTATCTGTCTTGTGTTGCAAAGACATAATCAATGTCCACCGTATCTGCCGATGCATCCCTGTTCGCAACTCCGATGATGACACACAGATCAGTCCCGGAAGTCACCGCAGCATCGGAAAAGCCCACGGAATTTCCGTCAAGGTAGCCATAGGCATAACCATCAGGCGTTAGCTCAACCCTCAGGGTGTGCCACACCGCATCTGCCCAATCCACTCCGCTATCAGCGATGGTATCAAGCGTCCCCGCTGCGCAACCCTGAAAGTAGATACCACTGGAGTTGTAGTCAGCGTCAACCACAAACCCTACTGCATTGGTGGTATTGCCACCCTTCGCTACCGTACCATCAGCCCCATCTATGGGCATTTCAGGGGTAGTCTCTGACGTTGCATCAGAGAAGCCAAAGAATAAGGCTACGCCGGAAACATCATTCAACCGTATCCTTGCCTCACACTTGGCATTCTTGTCGTCTTCCCAGTTAAGACCGATGGCAGCAAACCCCGATTCGTTATCAGTGGCATCAGATGTGTAGCGTAAATGACCACCAACCGCAGCATTGATAGCACAAGTAGCATTAGTGGTAGTCACCGTCCAGTAAGCGGTATCCAGCGTGTCTTCAAGAAAGTCGGTAAAAAAGGTCACGCTATCAGGTTGTAGCCCACCCTTGACATTTGCCTTGTGTTTTGCAACGCCATTCCTGAAATCCAGGTATCTCTGAACTTTTACAATGTCTCCCATTTCTTCTCCTTTTCAGCCCCCTTCGTTTTCGGAGCGGGAGCTTACCGTATTGGTCTCTTCTTTAAAGGCACAGGTCTCATTCCCGTATCCTTCGCAATATCAGCCAGACTGACCTTTTGGTTATCTGTCTTTTTGATGAGTGATTCAGGAATGTAAGTCCTTACGGTTTTCTTTAGTTTCTGGTCTGCTTTAAAGATAGCTCTAGCCCGGTATTCATCCCTGTCAAGGAGAACCGCGCCGGTCATTAAATCTCTGGCAGGCCATTTACCGTAAACCTGTACCTTGCTCGCCAGCGTCCATCCTTCCTTTTCGTACATCGGAAGCCACCTGTTAATAGCTTCACGGCATACCCTGTTAAACATTTCAGGCGGAAGATTTTTCGGGACGTGGAAGCTGCCTACTCTCCACCTGTAGGGATTGTCCTTTCTGTCGGCCATCTTTTTGTTTATGGCGGTAACATCAAGCAGGTGGTCTAGGTCTTTCTTTTCCTGAAACACTATCTCCGGCATAGCACCATCTCGTCTTCAGTCAAGCCTTCAGTCCGCTTCCCCTCGGAGAACTTCTCAAAGTACACCTTGTACTTCCGCTTCTTCCGCTTGTTGGTGTAAAGATAGTTCATCACCACACCATAAGCCGGAGTTCCAGATTGATACGTCCCCGTTGCCGTCTTGAACATCGTCCCCTTGCAGTCTGGACACATCTTCTTCGTCCCGCCTCTTACGTAAGGGTCTATCCTGGCACACGCCTGACACTGATATTCATAGATAGCCTGTACGGGAAAACCATCCGCATCAAGTTGGTACGCAGCATACTTTGGAGAATCCGGTGCAATCTGGATAATGTCGTCCGGCTGGAACCCAGAATCAGATGCATTGGGATTCCGCAGGTCAACATTCCTCTGTGTCCCAACCGTTTCTCCAATCTTGGTCGCGGCTTTGAAGGCAGCTACCCTGTCCTCCGGCTTTTGCGCGATAGGGATTTTCCCTACCTCGTTGAACCTTTGGTCGAACTTATCCAGGGTAGCCAGGATTTTACGGGATACTGCCTCCTGTTCCTCAAGTCTTTTGCTGATTTCGGTCAAGTCACTCGGACTGTCCGCTTTCTTAACTCTCTTAGCTTCACCAGTCGTCACGTTTCTTTTCCCCTCTTTATTCAATTTTTAGGCGCCCTTCAGCCAGCAACAGTGGTCGTCACGCATTTCCTTGTAGCCGTAAAGCTGCTGAATCGCAACCTTGTCCACAAGGTAGTTGATGTCGCGCTGTGACTCCGCCGTGGGCTTCATCTGCATGACAAGGGCAAATGCTTCCTTGTGGAACATCGCATTGTCATGTCCGGCAGCATTGGAGCCTTCTACGTTGGTGGAAACATAGATCGGGATGCGGTAGTACGTGCCGTTGTAGGCCATCTGCATCGCAGACTCGGCATCCCCGCCATGCACCCCGCCGTAGTCGGCATGAATGTATCGGTCAAGCTTTAACAGGCCAGATTCCGCCGCAGGGCTGATAACGATGTACCGCTCCGACATTGGCACTAAAGCATCGTTGAGATACTGTCTGGCACGAATGAAATCGTCATCCGTGTTCTCAACAGCCAGCGTGCCCACGGTGTTAGTAGTGTCGTCAATCAGACCAGCGAGAGCGTCATCTACGGCAAGAGCAAGGTCGTACCCCATCTTACCGGCATAGAGCTTGAGCTGATCCCGGTTGTTCTGTACCTTGACAATGGACTCAACCGCCATCGCCTGATACTGCCAGGTCGCAATGCTGATGTCAGTGTTGGTCTCGGTTGCCGTCTCAAAAGTGATAGCCGCATTGGAAGCCTTAGTCTTAGTCCTTGCCCCACCTAGATTAGAAACATTGGGGACGTGGATGGTATCACCATAAGAAAGACCATCCTCAAACCGCCTGTCTACAAGATTAGCAAAGACAAGGTTCTGCTCCCGCGCTACCAGAGCCAGCATCGACCAAACTTCCGTTTGTGTTAACTCATGCTTTCACATGAGACCCGACTATACCATCCGACTATGAACAAGTCGTAGAAGCGTGTAGTCTGTGAACGGCTAGAAAAGACGTGTACCTTTCCGCCTGCCTCGTAAGCTCTGTATCAAAACATATTGGCGGTCAGTATAAGGGGCGGACTTAGTGAAGTATTTTGTTTGCATTTCCATCCGAGAATGACAAAATTCCAGCATATTCTCGGCTTCCTTTTTCTTGATGACTAAGCAATCCAAGAGTACCTGACACCATCTCAAGCAACGCTTTACACCTTTGGCTTCAACCATCCATGACTTTTTGTGTGTGGCATTTTGAGGTATCCGCCAACTTACGTGGTGTGGTAATCCTAGGCTATCAAGTATCTCTGTCAGATGATTTAAGCCAGTTACTTCAGTCCCACTGATTTTTATGGCAGGGTCAAAGAATGAATATTTTTCACCCCGCTTAGAACGTAAATTATACTGACTTTTCTGAAGCATCATGATACTGCCTTCGCCATCTACAAACCCACCAAGCCACCCCAAGTCTTTACTAGAATTCCGCTGCGAGTTACCCATTGTGTCATCCTTTCGCTTATTGCCTGATCAGCACTAAGGCTTTAGGGTTTTCTCGACAATTGAGCTTCTTTTTACATCCCCTAAGTTACTAAGGGATAAAAATATCAGCTGTAGTAGAATCGATGAACTCTGTGCTTCCAGTCGCCATATTTCAATCTCCTATTTCGTTAGTTGGTTTAACAAGGCATCACGGTCTTTTATCAAGTCCTTGATACCTTTATTCCGGGCATCGTAGTTGCGGAGTGCTTCCCTTGAGAAGCGTGACCCCGCTGTACCCGCAGGTTGTCCAGTCTCAGCCCCAAGCTCGCCCTTTTCCTTCATCTCTTTCTTGCGGCGCTCGTTATACATCCGCTCGAACTTTTCCTCATCGGTCTCTTTTGGTTTAGCCTCGGTCTTTGCCTGAACGATGCGCTTGACCTCTTCCAACCCCTCTGACGGTTTCCCTTCAAGGAACTTTAGTTTTGCCTTGATAAACTCTTCCGAGTCCATCGCAGCTATTTGAAGATTGGCTGTCTGCAACTGCGCTACCACCTCGTTGATAATCCGTTGATGCTCACGCTGTTGTGCAGTCATGGCCTCTTCCTGGGTCTTTTTGGTCGCTTCGTCAAGGCGCTTTAAGTATTGCTCCGACCTACGCTGTTTTGGTTTGTCCTCAATTTCCTCAGAGGATGTGGTGTCCATCATGTCGGCGACCATCTGAGTTAGAACTTCTAACCTTTGACGCATCGCTTCGACACTTGTGACCTGAGCCTGTAGCCTCTGGACTTCCGCCTTTTCCTTTTCTGTGGCCTTCTGGTGAGACTTCGCAGTTGTCTGCCACTCATCCAACTGCTTCTGCAAACTTACGACTCGCTGCTGCAAGTCCTCAGTTTTTGGGGTTTCTGCCTTGACCTCGGTTGCTTTCGGTGGTTCTTCAGGTTTCGTTTCTGCTGGTTTGGGAGTGAGTTTGTCCAGCAAAGCCTCCGCCTGATTCTTCATCTCGGCAACCTGCGTCTTGACATCCCCGGTCTTGGTCTCCATGTATCCTCCTTCTAAAAATAAAAAACCCGGTAACGGTCACGATGGACACAATTACCGGGCGACTAACGCGCACTGATATTCGGTTGTTAAAGTGCTACTTCTTTATTATACCACAAGTGATAGTCTGGACTTTTTTGCACCGTGGACAGTAGAACTTTAAAGTCCCATTTAACTCTAACGCTATTTGTTTACCGCAATATTGGCACTTAACTTCCATAAGGCTTGACAGACACGTTATAATATATATATGCCACCGGAAAAATGGTTCGATTGGGGATGGAAAGGTCTGATTGAACTTATCGTCATTCTGGCTCTTATCATCCTCATCATCAAAGCATTCTAACGAGCGTAGAAAAGCTGGTAATACCTCTCTAACTCAGGATTCATAGCGCGTTTTTGCTTGCGTAGTTTAGATATTAACCTTTGACCGCTGTTGCTTTCCGCGAACCTCTGACCGAACATCGCTACGATTTCGCTCTCAACGTCCCAGTAAGGACGCATAATTTCTTTAGCTTTTTGGAACTCTTGAAATTCAGGCGTGAAGGTTTCATACTTTATACCCTGATACTCTTCAACGTAATTAAAAAGCTCTTCACCAAGCACCTGTTTAAGTTGCTCTTTCCTGACTTTGGCTGCATCAAATCTGTACTCCCCAAACTCATCGTATATATCATCGCCGTAAAGAGCATCGTTGTAAGTCCTGATAGCCATCTGCTCAGGGCTTAAAGCTATCATTGCTTCAGCGGTATCTTGAGTGTTGAGACGATTGACTATTTCTTCAAAACGAGGGTCTTTATCCCTTGCCTCATAACCGCCCCTGCGTGCGGTGAAGGCATCGTTAATTCTCTGCCTGAACTTATAACCATCTTTAGTTACCCTGAATTGCTCCGATGCTTGCTCGACATTCTGGCGGAAGACATCCTCAATAGCATTACCAGCCGTTCTCCATTCTCCCCAAGCTGTCTCCATAACCCTGCGGTCGAATTGTATTTGGGCAGCCTGTAACTCAGGGGAGCGGTTCCATATCTCTCTCTGTGTCTTAGGGTCTATCTCATCCCACGTTTCAAATCCTGCCGTCTTAGCAATCTTATCTTTTGTCTTGACAAACTCATCTATGTAAGTAAGAGTACCCAAACCTAAAGTAGCAGGGGCCGCAGTCCATAAACCATTTAGGCCGCTTTGCTCCATAGCATCCATGACATCCTGTAACGCAAGAGGCATCATGCGGTCTCTGACGGTCTTGATAGTGCCAGTAGTCCCTTCAAACAAGGGGTCTCCCATGTAAGATTCACCCTTCAGCAGGTCAACCATTAAACCAAAGGCCGGGGATGATTTGGATTGCAGGAACCTGAAGGCGGTATCAAACCTTTCCTTCTTGCTCATATTACCGTAGGCGCTTTTCTTTTGACCTGTTAATAGTTGAGCGGCAAACCGGGCATACTGTGCATACCCCCTCCAGATGTCTACGCGGGTATCACCGATAACAAGTTTCCCAAAGTCTCCTGAACGTGGGTCTATTTCTACTTTAGCGACCCCGCTATGCTTCAACAGCATGAGTAAAGCCGATCCACCACCAACAAAAGTAACGAGAGCTTTAGCAGCCTCTTTTCTCATATAAGGGTTCTTTGACATCAGCATTCTGCCTATCTGGCCGGGAAGTTCCAATGTCGCGGCTTGGAGTCTAGGGGAGAAAAAAATGGTATTCAAAACTGGAGCATACTTCTCCAGGGCCTTTGGTAAATCACCACGGCCTGTTGCAAAATCAATAAATTTACCAATCATTCTCATTTCATCTTGACTAGCGCCCATAGCTTTCATACTGACATAAGCGCTTTCGGCAACAGAATATCTCAGTTGATTTAGATATGTAATAAACCCTCTTTCAGTACGTCTCACCAACGGTATTTTTTCTGCGATTGCAGACGGGAATGACTCTTCTACCTTTGTTAGAACAGCCCCTTTCTCAATAGGAGCAAGATATGGATTTATGTTATCCATCACCTCACGGAATAATGGTTTTACTCTCATGGTAGCATCAATATCAAGTGCCAGCTTTTCCGATAACATAGATTTCATCATCATCGTAAACGAACGGGGCACTTTTGTTGGATGGACTAATCCTAATATTAAACCATGCCTAGCTACCCCTGATATATCACCAGCAGCCAAAACAGCACGAGGTATATTGAGAAAGTCTATAATATTATCAAGTTTACTTCTCTTGACACCTTTTAACTGACCGACTGTGGCAGCAAACTTGTCTCCAAATACTCTAGAAAATTCCCTGATATGGTGAGGTTCTGGAAGTTCACCTTTTAATAGTAGCGAATGGAGAGCGGTTGCGGTGTCCCTTGCCACTAATCCTCTCTCGGTAGCATTGATAACCTCACCTAAGAGTTCATCGATGTTTTTCTGTACCGCTTCTCTATTCCACGGGGCTACGGCAAACTCAGATTTTATCCCACCCGCAGTTGCCTTTGCCATTAAGTCCTGTGCTTCGGTAGGAGTAATCTCACCACGTCTGGCACGTGACAGTATATCCTTTGTATTTGCTTCCTGCCTCGACCTAAGTCTCGGTAAATTCTTTTCAAATTCCTTGCGCAAAGGGATAACCTGCTCATCAAAGAACTTGGTAAACTCTTCAACCGCAGGGGAGACTTTCTTTTCAGGTATCGCTCCGAAGACTTTTGCTTCGGCACTTGAAGTAACCTTTGATAAACCTTTAACGGCGGACTTCATGACTGCGCCTGTGACTTTCTCCGCCATACCCCAGGGAGATAACTCAACCGCAGTCCCTAAAGCTCTGCCTACTTTCCCCATCTTACCTAGTGCTCCAGCCACCCCTATGCCAGCCCTTGCCGCTGACCCTACCTGTCCGGCTCCGGGAAGTAGTAACCACGGCGCAAATTCCATGACTCCTTTTATATCAACCCTGACATCACCATCCCCCCACGGTACTTTAATATCTATTCCAGGGGCTTCCCATGATTCCCATGAGCGTTTCTTCCACTCAAAGAAGTCTTCTCCCGGTAGCCTCTGCACGTCCTTAACAGCGCCGATACCCGTAGCACCAAGAGCCAGTGCAGGTTTGATAGCATACTCATCCACCCACTCAAACGGTGCTGAAAAAACCTGTAAGGCCCTCTGCCAGAATGGAACCTTTAACTCCTTTGTCTTTGGAGGCGCAGTCTGTTCCACTATTTTAGGGGTTTCAGCAATTGGTGAAATAACCCTTCGTGGTGTAAACTCCTGCAAAGTAGGTTCCATAGATGGTAAAGGCTTGGATGTTAAAGTATTGGATGGTGGAGACATCCATTGGGGAACTTCCTGGGGTACTTCAGGTGCTTGCCAGTTTATAGGTGTAGGTGAAGGTTGCAGGCTTTGTAACTGCCACTGGCTCAGTTCATATTCAAGGTCAGCCTTAGCCTTTTCCTCTGCTATCTGCTGTGTTAGTTTGGTTGTCTTCGGTATCCAATCCATTAGATCATTTGCCTCGCCGGAGTCCATTTTCTACCCAAACTGGGACTCTTAGGGAGCATACTTTGAGTCTGTGTTAGAATATCCTCCATCGTTCTCTGCCCGGCCCAGTCAACCAAACCTCCAAACATTTCTTGCTGAGTAGGAGTCATCGCCATCCATGATTGCCCTGAAGGTGTCAGAATGGGAACTTTCGTACCCTTTTCAGGTACATAACCGGAGACACCGCTTGCCTGTGCCAGCCAATCAGGTATCTTGGGCATGGTAGGAGTTTTTGGAGTCTCCGGCTCACCAACAAGAAAGTTCCCGCTTCCCGTAGGCCGTGGAGTAGCCCACTGCCCCGCTTGCGCCTGTTCCGCTTCTCCTATTCCAGTATCCGTAAAACCTCCACCTCGCATACCTGCTTCTCTGGCAAGTTCAAGCTGGTCTTTACGCCGGTTGGTTTCAGTTGCCCATGACCATACGATATTAAAGCGATTCTGCTCTTCCGGGGTAGGCAAACGCCCTTCAGCTACAATCCTGTCATATTCCTTATCTGCTGTTTTAGATGCAGATGATGCTCGTTTGGCTTCCTCTTGTATAGACGCTAAGGACGCATCCGCAGTTTTCTCTTGAGGTAAAAATGGATTTGGTTGAGATGCTATAATCCAGTTTCGAGGACTATTCTGAAACATACCCCGCATATCCTCGAAGTCTTTAGCAAGTTTGGCTTGATAGGCTTGCTCTTCTTCCTGGCTTCTATCACCACGCAAGCGTGACATCAGACGCGAGTTCTCAAGAACGTTCCTCTGTTCCTCTGCTCTCCACCTTGCAATATCAGCCTGATTCAGTCTTTCCAATGATTGTCCTGCCAAAACTTCTCGCTGATAAGGTGTAAGCGATTCCTCTGTTGCCGACCTGCCTACCACATCTGTAATCGTCCTATTTCCATTCTCATCATACAAAACTAGGACGTCATATCCATTCTCTTGCTCAATAACCATGCGTGGTTGTTTTTGAATAGACATTGAAGTTTCAGGCGGAGGCTCATAAGGAGGGATGGATGGAGTTCCCCATTGGGGGGATACGTTTTGAGGCGTCACCATACCCTTCAAATTCATCTCTTGAGCGAACTGCTGGAAGTATGGGTTAGTCGCAATATTCTCATACGCCGGAGGCTGAAGACCGGCGAAGAACCCAAACTTTCTCCTGTACCAATCTTTAAACTGTTCGTATAGTGCCTTCGGTATCATATCGCCTCCTTAGTTTATCCATCTCCATCTCTACCTGTGCAAAGCCAACCGGGTCTGCATTCTGGTAGTATGCTTTGACCTCCGGGGCTATTTTCTCATAGTTGTACAGTTGCTCTTTTGGTTCCACCGGTTCCATTCTGTAAGGCTTTTCACCTTTGAACATAGACCGTACTTCATTACGGAGACCGTCCATCTCAACCTTTAGCTGGTCTGTGACAAAATCCCAAAATCCTTCTTTCATCTATACCCTCATTTCATGGAAGGAACTCTGGTCTGCCATTTCCATGCCTCTTGGCGTTTTGATATTTCCCGTCCTCGGTTGCCCGCCTTTGGAGCCATAGTTAGATACAGGGTTTATTCCGGTAGATGCTTCCTGTAATTGCATCTGAAGTTGGGCCAACTGTTCCTCTTTACCCATTTCCTCCGCAGCGGTCTGAATAATCAACTGTTGGAATACAGGATTGGTGCGCATCGCCTGTTCAATCCACGTCCTAGCCTTGAGCTTCATCGCTTCTTCTTTGGTCTTGCCGTAGTATTCAATGAATAGCTCTTCAAGGTCGATGACGCCGCGCTCATACAACTGAAGACCTTCAGCCCTTTTACGTGCTACCGCTACCGGGTCTTCACGCCTGGTATTGACGACTATCTCTGTATAGCTTTCGTGGTCGCCCTCCTTCATGCCGTAGGGAATCATGTCGGGGAGGTTGTAGCTTATCTTGCAGGCTATCTGGAAGGCTTCAGCCCATAGTGTCGAGTTGTTTTCCACCACACAGTCATACATGGTCAAACCATGACTTGAAAGAATATCTTCCTGTCTGCCGGAGCTTCCCGTAGCGGAGCCTCTTAGCGGAGCGGGGTAGGCGGCGTTCAGGTCTGCTTTAACCTGTCCACGGTAGGCAAAGACGGGGGCATCGAAAAGCTGTGTCTCTTCAACCGTCATATCCGCACCAGCGGGGATATTCAGGATGCTGAGTTTACCCGGCTCATTCGGGTGATATTCCCTGGAGAAATCCTGTCCTATCTCCTGACCTGACTTGTTGACTAACGTACGATGTTTAAAAGCAAAGGCATGGATGTTATACCGGAAGTCCGTAGCCATAGAAGTGTCTTCTTCAACACGCCCTCGAATCATCCGTGTCCGGGTAAAAGCAAGTAATTCAGGGTCTTTGCCTTCAGTCTCTACCCCCCATCCTGAATATGTGTGGGCAAAATTAACGCAACCATAGATGTTAGATTTTCTCCCGTCCTCGTTGACGTACTTACCCCTCGGCGTTCTGAATAAAGGTTCATTATCCGCTTCCGCGTAGCTCATCTTCTGGTCGCAGTAAAGCAAAAACTCAACTTCTTCGTTGTCTTTGTGGTTCCTTGCTTTAGTCCAGTAAGGGTAGTTGCTGGCTATGTCGGATACCATGCGTTTGTAGGAAACCAGCACCCTTGTAGGTTTACCATCGATATATTCACTTGGTTCCGAGTAGACCACCATAGGGTCATACAGGATGAAATGGACTGGTATATCGTCCGGGTACTCATCCTGCCATTTACCATCGTACATCGCCAGTTCAGGTTTGTGAGGGACGTAAACCCACGCTTCCCCTCTCGTAAACGCCAGTTTTTTGAACGTATCCTTGAAAGGGTTGTGGGACTGTTTGCCAAGTTTATAGCACCAATGGTTCATCACGGAAGCAATCCTATCGGATGCCTGCTCCGTCTCTTTGGTGACTTTCCCATTCTTCATCTTTGGTTTGACATATACTTTAGGGATACTGTTGATAAGCTGTTGAGTGAATCCGTTAGCCATTTCGGAGACAAAGCCGGTGCGAATTTCGTACTCGCTGACTTTCTTACCCTCTTTTGTCTTTACATGGGGGATGAAGAATGTATCGGTAAAGAACTTCTGGTCGATGCTTTGCTGTGAGATACGTTGGGCATGGCGGTTCTCCATTTGAACCTTGAAGTCTTTAATCTCTTTGATTTCCATCTTGTCTCCTAAAGGTCAACGGTATAGGCTCTATACGGCGTTTTTGGTACATATTTCTGGAGCTGCCAAAGACCAGACATCATCATCACCCAGTCAAAGGTAAGCTTCTTCTCCGTCATCGGTTTACCAGAATCGTCCCTTGTGACAAGTTTTGCCTGTTGCGTAAACTCCCTGTCATGGCATACAAGTTGTCTTTTGGTAATAGCAAAGGCTAAATCACCCAGTATCATTTCCTTGTATTCTTTGGAAATCCACTGTCCTCTTTTATCCTCTTCTATTTTACCATCCGGTTTTCTACGCGGGGCTTGTGAGGGAGTATTTAACATATCTAAGACGGTTGAGAATATTCCACCTACGCTTCCGGTGTATTCAAAAGAGTTGGTAGCGTCATTGTAAGCCTTGACTAAAGTATTGTGTATCTTCCCCACTAAATCAGCTTTTATCATTCCTGATGCAGAGGCAACTACTTCCCCGGTAATATAATCAAGAACCCCTGTCACAAAGGGGTCTTCCACACCATCCGAAGGGTCTGTGTATACAACGTATCTACGCCCCTTGATTGGGAGCTTATATATTCTAATTATACCATTTTGGGTATCTATCTCATTTTGCCGAATCGGTGGGCAGACATCAAATCCCATATCTTCTAAAGCCTGATAGTCGAAGTACGCCCTTGTCTTGCTGGCTTTAAAAACATCCTCGATGCGTTGAGGGTACTGTTCTTCGATTTCCAGTGGAGTGTACTTCGGGACGACCCTGCTATCCCACCACTCCTGCAAAGTCATACCTTCAGCACGAACGGGACGCAGGTTCCACGGGAGGAAGACAAGGCAAATACCCGGCTTATGAGGATTGGTGTATAGTTCAACACCGGACTTCAGGACTTCCTTAGTCGTCTCAGGGTGATAGTAGAACTCTGATGTTTTTTCCTGGAAGTAGTTGGTAGGGTCTTCCTTGTTAGCCGTAGAAAGCTCGACAAGTTTCCCCCCGGAGTCTATAGCGCGGGAGACGGCTTTGAAGTTTTCCCTGGCGTGTTCATGCCTTGCCAACTCGTCTCTGGTAACTATTGTACCCTGAAACCCATGACCGGCTTTTTCCGTAGAAGGTAGGGCTCTAATCTGAGAGTAGTTTCCTTTAAAGGAAATGTATTCCCGGTTGGAGTTTTCAATCGGTAAAGCGATTTCAGGTGGGATGTGCTTGTGGATGAACTCTACTTTAGCCAGCAAATCATAGGCTTCCGTCTGGCCCTGGGAAAGAAGAAGACATTTTGAGGTCTCACCGAAGTTAGCCATCCAGTCGTTTATAATCGCCATCAACCATGAAATCCCTAGCTGAGAGGCTTTCAGGATATAGATAACGTTGTGATCCTGTATAATATCGATCAGGTCAAGAAGGTAGGGCCACGGGAGCCATTTCTCCACTTTCTGCGTGTTCTGGTTCTGGAGGTACACATACTTCGTGGCGTAGTATTTGATGTCCGCCGCACACCGGGCAGCTTCCACCGTTAATGCTATAGTCCTCTCGTAGTCCGTTAAGGGTTTCCCTGGCGATTCTGATTCTATCTTCGGTGCTAAGTTCAAACTTGTGGTTATCCTCCTTCTTCTCCAGTAAATCCCCGGTCAGTTGGGTGAAGAGTTTTAGCAGTTGTGAGTTGGTACGTTTCCCATCCAACCCTTCAGTAATGGCGGTAAGCAGCTTCTTCTTAACTCTAGGATCGTTGAGGTATCGCTTGACATCAATCTCACCGTCAACTACTGAGTTCTTCAAGATACATGAAAGTGTAGTACGTCCTTTTGGTCTAGCCATAGTTATATACTCCGCTATCCCCACCGGCTTGCTTCATACAAAGCGGAATCGCCCCCTCTGTCACAAGGACAGCACTCCCTGTTTATTAAATTTTCATTACGAACGCAAAGGTAGAATAAATACGTTTCGCCATCTTTCCGCACTTGGGACACCTGGCGTAATATACAGGTTCCTTGTGAATCTGGTCGAACTTGTGACCGCACTCACACTGGTACTCAAAGGTCGGCATTACTTCTTCCTCTTTTCCTTTGCTACTGAGTACGCGATCGCGACCGCTTGTTTCTGTTTTCTCCCCGAATGCACAAGCTCCCGTATGTTCTCACTGATAACCTTCTTAGTCTTCCCTTTCTTTAGAGGCATTACGCTGTCAAGACCTCCAGTGATTTTTGTTTTATGAGATCAGGTAGCTCATCTATGCTGTGCGGAGCCTTGTATCCCTTATCAAAGTAGTGATACCACTCGTTGAATAGAGTGATGATCTCCTGTACCTTCGCTTTCTGTGAAGGAATATTTACATCGTCAATGGCTTTCTTGGTGGTCAACAGTAAATCACCCGTCCCGTTAATCACAACCGTCTTCATCTTGCACCCTTTAGGCCCGGTCTCCCCACCTAACACCACCGTCCCATACCCCCTGTTAGCTTTGATTCTCTCAGGAGTAGTGTCAAGTGGGCTGTTATCAAACTTGCTGACTACCTTCTCCAACCATTCACTGTGCATTATTAAGCTCCTGTTTCTTAACGCAATCTATTATTAAACAAAAAGGCGATTTAGTTTAATAAGTACAAATGCTCCCAACAAGAAACCACATACCGCTGTATAAACACAGGATAGGGAGGTAAAAGTCCACTCATGCCATCCCATGCTTTATTCGCTTCATGTATAAACTCATTCTGCTTTGCCATAAACAAATCAAGTATGGCGGAGTTTAATAAAGCATTCATCTTTAATTATACCACGGAGCGCACCACCTGGAATCCTTCAGCGGCTTTCAGCCCGGAGTAGCTCCCCCATACCTTAGCCCTCGACCTTATAGATTCTTCAGAGCGGGGGTGAGGGAATGGCCTGGTTTCCGTCTCATAGCAGGAGAGAGCGTTTAGTTTAGTTTCTAAAGTACCGCTTATATCGACAAAGTGTGCCGGTGAGAACTGGTGAAATCCCCAATCACTCCCTGATGGAACCTCGAAGGCATAGATTGAAATAGGTTTATTCCAGACGCTCCTGAATACAGTCAAAGTAACCTGGAAGGTGATGCGGTGGTCGATGCTTAAATCATGTTCATAGTGGGTGTAGACTATATCAGGGACATTCTTAGAGACGAAATGCTCTACGAGCTCCGCCATCTCAAGAATAGTTTTCTGCTCCAGTGTGCTGTCGGGGTATGCGAAGAAGTAGTGTTTCTGGACACCTAGTACCTTCATAGCGTCTTTGGCGTATGAGAGGATGTCGGGAGACCTGAAGTTATCGGTCATAATCATCACCGTAACCTCATCCCCTTGTAATACGTGTCTTGCTAAAGTTCCCCCGCAGCCTAAAGTCTCGTCATCGGGGTGTGCTGCAATCGCTAATACCTTCATTCTCTCTCCTTTATCTCTACATCCGCGATAATACGCCCGGTCTTCCAAGAGGGGCGTGAGAACTCAAGTTTATAGTTGCCATAGTTTATAAAGGCTTTGGGGTAGGTTTCCGCGTCAAGCATACGGATGAAGTCATGCAACTTCTTTAAATCTTCTATATCCTTGATTTCACTCATATCCGGGGTTCGATGTTTAAAGACAGTCCCTTCGCCTTCCTGTTTCACTGGTATAGGATTTTTGTCCACAATTTCTTTAATCATCTCGAAGATAATCTCCGAGAGCCTGAGATAGATTTCCTCTCCGTTACCGTTCAAGCACAGGTCTCTTTTCATGTAGATGTCGCCGGTGTCTATGCCTGAGTCAACTTTCAAGGCGGAGACTTTGGTATGGTACACTCCATTTTTGATACGGTGCTGGATGATGCTCGACCCTCTGCCATCGGGTAAATCGGCGGGGTGAAAGACGATGCAGGTATGCTTGTTATACACCTCTTTAGGTATCTTCCACGACCAGTGGGTAAAAAATATATACTTAGGTTGTAACTTATCCAGCCAGGTTGTTATGAACTCATCCCGGCTTTTCAAGATATACCAGTTTCCGGGGAGAGAGAGTTTCTTGAAGTTTGCTTCATCCCAGGGTTTTATCGTGCAGACAACGTAGTTTACCGGAACTTCTTTTGCCATCTTACCATCGTCCTCAATTCTTCAGGCGCCATGCTGCAAACCATGTCAGGGTTCATGTTATTACGTAACAGGCAGAAGTGCTTCTCGATGATATTGACTCCCATCGCTAATGCGATACAGGAGGCTTCAATGCCTACAGTGTGGTCAGAGAACCCATCGAAGTCCTGCATCCTCTTGTAATCCACCATCTCGATCTCGGTAGGGTATTCCGGGACACAGTACAGATACTTCGCCCTGTCGAGTCTCGTAAACTCTCTTCCGTAGGGAACCGAGATGATGACGGGTTTGTTGGTCTGCTCTATCATATTACAGACATCCGGCATCTTCCATACCGGTGAGGCGATCTTGTGTCTCAACACCCCCCACTCTTCCAGCCATAAAACCCTCTCCACATCGAAGGCAGAGGCCATGAACTCAATCCCCATTTCACCACAGTATTCAAAAAGCTCTTTTCCCTGCTCGTAAGTCAGTTCTGTATCTTTGACTTCCTTGTACCAGTCTTTATCGTTGATGATGATTTTCCGGTCAGGGAAGAGTTTATCCACTTCGTAAAGCTGGAACTTCGCTATATCAGCTCCATTCCTTTTAGCTTCACGGATGAGTCTCTTGGCGAGGAACATACTCCCACCGTGATTGATGCCTATCTCCGCTATGATCATCTTTTCTCCATCAAAAACATCGTATCAACCAAATCCTCTTTAAGGTATGGGAGTCTCCTTTCCTTGACTAAACTCAACCCCAGTTTTTTATACAGTTTAGCAAAGTCATTCTTCCACAGCATATTACTGTTTCCTCTGTATACCACTTCAGTACTCTTAGGAGAGTAATACTCGTACCCCCATACATATCTTCCCGAACACCGCACAATCTCATTCATAACTTTCTTTAATTTAGAAGGAGGTATGTGAATCAAAAGACCGGAGGTGAAGACTAAATCAAACGCCCCATCCATAAAGGGTAAATCGTTAGCATCCGCTTTAATAACTCTTAACCCTTTTCTCTCCGCTTTATTCAAAGCATAATCATTCACATCAACCCCGTACAAATTTCCAAACCCCATCCTCTTTAAATACTCAAGCATGTCACCTTGATTGCACCCTACCTCCAATACGTCTATATCAAGGTCTAATACACCAAGAAACTCTTTGTTTAATGCACTCCGCGTAACCCCAAACCTCTCTAAATACAACAAGTCAATGTCTACATTCATATTCCTCTTGGTGTACTCAGACCCGAATTTACCCTCCCAATCTTCTCTCATCTTACAACCTCCAAAATCGGGCTATGGTCTCTAATTACCATCTCAGGATGATCCTCAAGATAATAAATAATATCCTTCCATGAAGCGTCCGGGAATAATTCATAAACTTTCCTTAAAAACCTGTAATCTTCCACGTCATCCAAAGTCCACCTCATGTACGAATAGTCTACATCATTTCTTACATTCCCTATCTTGAATTTTTCGGGATTCGTCCTGATCCCTAAAGTAACGTGTTGCCTGTTCTCTGTATCCCTTTTCCACCGCTCTTCCAATACATCAAACCGCACTACCTCTACATCCAACCCCCTCGGATATGTCCGAGGCATTAAATTAGAACTATAATCAAACCCCCCACAATACTTGTCAACCACCTCCCGGATAATGCCACCGTCTACTAACGGACAATCAGACGTGATCCTAACAATGTCTTTAATCAAATACTTTCTCGCACATTTGTAATACCGGTCTAAGACATCATCCTCATTACCCCTAAAATAATTATACCCCCTGTCTAGACACAAATCCTCAATCACATCATCCCGCTTACTATCACTCGTCACTACCATAAAATCTAAGACCTTCTTTACCCTCCCGACCACAACCTCCAATACAGTCCTATCCCTTAATCCTAACATTACTTTATTAGGAAGCCTGCTGGCCCCCATCCTGGCCTGTATTAAAGCTATCACCTACCCATACCTCTAGTCAGATAGTGTCCATAGCTGTCCAATTTACTTCGAAAAAACCGGGGTATACGCTGCGAACTGTCCATTATAAAGTATACTCACTCATAAAATACTGTCCATAAAATGTTTTTTCTTTCCCCCTGTTGGGAAGGGGTTAAACTACTATTATCCTTAGACTTCTACGCGCACCCTTCGCACCTGGTAAAGCTGAAAGAATATTTGCGAATATCCAAGAGTTTGCTAAGTCTAAGCGTGAGAATGAGAGAGATTTATAAGTGGAGAATTCCCAGGGTTGCCTGTCAGCTATTTTCCGCCTTATCTTTATCACTCTCATTTAAGTTCGTATAACTAGTCTTATGTCACCTTAGCTTTGGTGTTGCGCAATTGCGCAATTCCTCAAGTGCGCATAGCTGAGATATGAGCTGAGGCGTCTAACCCAAAACATACAACTCCCGACCCCCGGGCCCAACCCCAAAACATACCAAAAAGAACCCCAAAACATAGCTAAAACATACTCAAACACGATGCCAACACCATCTATCTTAATCAATCTCCGGGTACGTAACAATCTCTTGTTTTGAAGGGCGTTCATAGGTGTGACCGAATCTGCTTTGACGTTGTTCTTTAGTCATACTTGATAAGGGGATGAATGGTTGTGACCAGGTTAGATAGATTCCTAGTAGGGATTGGTAGTTTTTGAGGATGTACTCGAGGTTATATTGGGAGGGGATGGTATTGGGAAACAGTACCACCTTGCGCGGCGTTGATTTGCGCCTATCGCCATCATCCTTTTTGGTACGCCTCCGGGCCATCACTTCCATTATAACAACCTCAAAAAACTTTGACAAGACCACTACTAGCTTCAAAATATTTCTTGTTAAAGTATTGACAAGTGGCAATAGCTATGGTATTCTAAGCTAGATAGTAAATATTGGAGGTAAGGGAAAATGACTCAGCTAAAGACTCTCAACGAAAGCACAGCCGGACACTTTCAGACCGTCAAACAAGTGCTGGATAATCCCGCAGTACACTACTTTACAAAAAATATCATAATGGAGGCTTTGAACGAACACGATATCATTGACGCATACCACGATATCAGGCTGGCTCTAGCAGCCGTTGAACACCGAGTGAGGGAACTGGAAGTCGATAATAAAGCCATGCCAGGTCACGTAGCCTGCTGATGACGCCTTAAGGCAGAAACGGGCGAAAGCCCGTCCAGGTAATAAATAAGGGAGGGAATGAACAGATGCTAAAAGAGATTATCAAGGACAATCTGGTATCTGAACTAGAGGAACTTATAAGGCGCAACCGAGTCACCTTTGAACGAACAGGCAATGTATATTTCAAAGGGAAGACCGAGGCGTACGAGGTAGCACTAGGCATGATAAAGGAAGAAATAAAATAGCTATAAGTCCAGACTCATAAGAGCTGGTAAGGGAGGGTAAAATGAGCGCATTTATAGTAAATAAGAGCCACATTAACGCAATGGTGCAGGCAGCGAGCCATGCACGCCTCGGATGGTATCATGACAAGCAATTTCGCCAGGTTAACAGCGACAATATTGATGCAGTCGGCCAGATGCTACTTGATGAGAACGTCAAGAGCGTAGGCTACCGCTATGAAGACTCACAGTTGACCAATTTACCAGGAATGGCGGATGCTGAATACCTTATCCCCTTTCAATCTCACTTTGTCTATAAGACACTAAAGCCAGTTGAGCTTATCAAGATTATAACCTGCTACGAATACCAGAGCTGCGAACACCCGGAATGGCATACCAGCGAGGCAAAGGTTTTCTGTGAGAGCCTTAAATCGGATGCTATTTCAAACCTTCCCGGATATGATGAAGCACCCTGGGAATGGACAGACGAACAATACTATAAAGCTGAAAACATACAACGGATTATCTAACACACCCACTAATAGTATATGGAGGTAAAGAGAGAATGAACGCTGAAACTGTTGGGCAATATCTCAAACGAATGGGTATCAAAATCAAGCCCAACTGGACTACCAAAGAGATTTATGAAGCCTACTGCAAATCCAAAGAACAGGAGCTGTCAAGATAATGGAAAAACATATTAAAGGTTGCCCCTGGCATGAAGAGGCTGAAATTGACCACGTTTGCTCATCTCAAGACACCCGGTATGGCTCAATAGAATGGGATGGTCACTGGTCTATCTATCTTAAACCCGCTGGATATATATCGGGTATATATATCGCAATTCAATTTTGTCCGTTTTGCGGAGATGAACTGCCAATTATACAATGCAAATGTAATGAAATAAAGGAAGCTTTAAAAGAACAAGAAATATATTTTAAAACGGATGGTTTTTTGCCTTAATTAGTAAAGCGAAAGGACGAAATTATGTCCCTACCAAGCTGAATAAACTACTGATGAGGGGAAGGATATGAAAATAATGACTTACGATGAAATCAGGAAATACGCAGAGGACAATAACGAGCCAAGGCTAACATCTGAGGAACTTGACCATGTAGCTATGTGTATGGAGCATATCCAGAAGTGGTACTACGAGGATTTTCCGCTAGGTGATTTTCTGACAGCCATTGTAAAGAATGACCTTATGGAAGCGGTGTTTCTAGCCGATGATGTGAACCTAAAAGCTTTAAAACTTTACGCATGGTTTCTTACCTGGAATTTACCCGCTGATTGGAGATGGAAGCGGTGTTTCTAGCCGATGATGTGAACCTAAAAGCTTTAAAACTTTACGCATGGTTTCTTACCTGGAATTTACCCGCTGATTGGAGGCAAAAAGCCAAGCCCGTAGTCCAGCAGAATAAAGAGGGAGGTATAAGAGAAAATGGAATACAAACAGATTTTTACAGACATTAAAACAGAGGATGATATTTTCCTGAGACTTACGGTTTGTGCACCAGTTCCAGGCCCGGACTTACCCTATAAAGCACCGTATCTGATTAAAATTGAAACAGGTGACAAGGGTGATGAAGAGTGGGAAGTCAAGTGGGTGCTAAGGAGCGGGTTTACTTCCGCCGCTAATGTAATCCGGCAGACTATCAAACTTCTGGACTCTACACCATTACCACCACCTATTGAGGATATGGAGTAACGAGGTATTGGGAAACAGTACCATCCTGCAAAGCTATCATTAACACCTAATTTGAAAAAGAGGGAGGGGAAACGTGGTAGCTACAATCATCATCTTTAGTTTAGCTTACGGATGGTTGCTTTATGAGACCAGATTCTTGACTATCCGGTTACTGGTAGGGCCAATCAGGGTTAGGCCGGTTTTTGAGCTTATGCATTGCGTCTCCAAAAACCATACAGCCTACCCTACCTATAAACTGCCAGCTCGTACAATCCACTTCCACGGCTCAACACTTAAACTGAATGAAGGTTGTAACTGGTGCAGGGCACACCTTCTAAAAACAATGAACCGGGAACTGAATCGCAAACATTCTACACATATCACAACTACAGCATTACCCGGTTTTATTGAGCAGGTAAGAATCGGATCACGTCACGTATACTCCCGCTGGAACCATGAAACAAATGAAATGGAATACGCAAATAGACCTAAAAAGGGATACTATCACCAAGTTGTGAACGACTATACCACCAAATATCACGATTGCATTCCCGGTAAAAAGTGGTTAAAAGAAAACGCTGACATGAAATATATTGAGCCTGAAATTGAAATCATAATAGACGGTAAGCCTAAAGCAAAATTCAACGGCAACTATAAGCGCGGCATGATAAAGCAGGCCATGAAGGTAAAATGACATTCAAACTTTATTTTACTTATCTTCTGAATATTGCCCTGACCAGCGCTTTACTGTGGCACTTCTCTAACATCTGGCGCTTTGAATGGGTGCTGATCGGAGAACCTAACTTGTGGATCAGAACAGGAGAAACCTTATTACTCGCAGCTATCTTGATTTATAACCTTACTCAAATTTTAAGGAGGACTAAATGAAAGCTTTCTGCAAGTACCTGGGTAACATTGTCTACGCCTTGAATAACGGACGCGTGACTAAACTATCTTTAAAATTGTGGAATAAATAAAGGAGGCATTATGATTACGTCAGAGCAAATCAAAAAAGAGTGGAAAGAAGAAAATGGATGGTATCAAAACCCAAACACTAAACTCTGGCTAAAGATTGGAGACGGGGCCAAGATTGGAGACGGGGCCAAGATTGGAGACGGGGCCGAGATTGGAGACAGGGCCGAGATTGGAGACGGGGCCGAGATTGGAGACGGGGCCAAGATTGG